GTAGTAGAGTTTCCTGCAATCATAAATGATAAACCCATGTGGGGTAATTTTTGGTCTATGGAAGGTTTATTAGGTGTCAAGGCATCTATACCTACAGCCAAGTGGAATGCACAATGGATGCAAAATCCCGTGGCCGAGGAGGGTGCACTTATAAAACGTGAGTGGTGGCAAGATTGGGACAAAGACAACATACCAGAATTACAGTACGTAATACAATCGTACGATACAGCATTTACAGCAAAGACAACATCAGATTACTCGGCTATCACAACGTGGGGTGTATTTACACCTGAAGAAGGTGGTAGGCCGTGTATAATTCTTCTTGATGCAAAACGCGGAAGATGGAACTTCCCAGAATTAAAAGAAAAAGCACAAGAAGAGTATTCTTATTGGGAACCAGAATTAATCCTAGTAGAAGCAAAAGCAAGTGGTCTCCCATTGACGCATGAGTTACAAAAAGCAGGTATACCTGTAATTAACTTTACACCGTCAAAAGGGAATGATAAACACTCTAGAGTAAATAGTGTCGCACCTATATTTGAATCAGGAGCAGTCTATGCACCTGTAGGTAGACGTTGGGCAGAAGAAGTTATCGAGGAGTGTGCAGCTTTCCCTTTTGGAGATCACGACGATTATGTCGATAGTATGACGCAAGCATTAATGCGTTATCGACAAGGTTATTACGTGGAGCTAGAGGATGATTTTGCGGATGAACCAATAGAGGTTAACTCTAGGAGGAATTATTATTAATGGCACGAGTAAACTACGATTTAACGCCAGTTGTTGAAAGGGAAGAGGTAAAAGATTATGGTGATGTTCTTACAGAAACAAAACCAGAAGTCTTAGAAGAATTCTTACCAGAAACTAACACACCTGAAGAACCAAAAGACTATGATGTTAGCAGTGCAGACAATGCAAACATAGAAGAACAGTTTATTCCTGATAACGACGAAGATAATTATAACTTTGCACAAGATGTAGGGTTTGGCGCTTATAATACAGCAAAACTTGTTACAGAAGGTGCTCTAACAACACTACCAGCTGCAGAAAGAGTTTTTGGATTTAATGCATACAATGATGGTAGCAAGTACAGTGGATTTGTAGATTTCTTTTCTACATTAGGTAGTTCTGAACTTAGTAGAGATGATTTCATGACAATATCTAAAACACAGAATGACCAAGAGTTTGCAAACGCAATGTCTGATTATGCAAACAACTATGTGTTAACACAAGATAAGATAGTAGATCATCTAAACAAAAGTTTAAATTTAGACATAACTAACGTAAATGATTTTGTAGAAAAATACAAAGGTAACCAAGAAGTAGCAGATGCTGTTACAGAACAAATAAAATATTTAGAACAATTATATAAAGATGAAGGATTTTTAGTAGGACAAGATTTTTACGAAGACGACGAAAACTATTACATAAAAAATTTTAAAGAATTACCATTTCAAGTTAACACTGCATTCACAGAGTATGGTGATATACAAATACCTGGATTAGGTATTTACAAAATAGACGACGATGGCCGAGGCGCAATGATTGCTAACTCACCTTTTAATATTGGTGGATCAGGAATTGTTGGTGGAGGTGGCGATGACTATGAATACTTAAATAGAAAATCAATTGGTACTTTTCTCGATGACCAAGGATTTACAGGTGACCCAATGAACACACCTCTTTACGGTGATGAAGGATCAAAAACATTTGCTCACATCGCTTCAATACCTGCAGCTGGTTTTGCATTAAACCCAGGATCAATTTCTAAAGTTGCACAAGCAAAAGGTATTCTTCCAAAGATAGGAGCATTCTTACAAGGTGCCAGTGGTAATCTTTTTAGTAAGCAAGGTGCTGCAGCTGTGGGCATAGGTTCACTTCCTGTTGCAGGATCTTATTACGGTTTTTTTGACTAATGGTTGTTGGAGTAATAAAAGGTGCTCAAGCCATTAGTAAAGGAATTGGTTCTTTAGATAGAAGTCTTAAAGGTTTAGTTAAAAGAGTTGAAACAGCTCCTACTGATAAATCACCTTTTTTTCCATACATAACAAATGAAAAAGAATTAGAATATAAAGTTTTTCTTGGTAGAGGAGAGAAACCAGGAAAGCTTACACGTAAACAAAACGATATATATCTTGATCAACATTTTGCAAAAGTAAATGATGATCCTAATTTTGGAAGATTTGCTATGGATGTTATAAGACAACCAATAGATGATCCAAAAAAACTTCAAGTAGGTAAAACAATCCAAGAAAAAGATTACATGCCTGTTACTATTAGTAGAATTAATAAATTTGGAGCAGATGAAGTAAGTGAAGCTAAAGTTCAAAGCCCTTTTGCTCGATCAACAAGTCAAGGTAGAAAAAATCTTACAACAATACTTAAGGTTAAAAATAATCCTGACGATGTACCATTACCAAAACCAAAAGGTAAATTTGAAGATTTTGATCACAAATTAGGAATGACACAAGATGAAAAAAAAGCTGCAGGTATAACTACAATACCCACAATAAAAGTAAAAAGATCTGGTCTCCAAAGAACTACGGATCCCATTTTAAAAGATAAATTTACTCCACAGAATGAAGCTGAAATGACAGTGCTTACTAATCAAGCACGTGGTTTACATTATAAAGATCCAGAAAATTTTCTTACTAAATTAAATGCAGAAGATCCTGAAATAATGGATAACTTATCATCTGCTGTAAAAAAATATTCTAGTGGTGTAGGTGATTTAATAGAAGAGAAAAAAAGAATTACGGATAAAACATCTAAACTTGGTAAAAAGTTATATTCAATAGCTGCAAAATATTTTCCTAATACACCAGCAAATAGATTAAAAGAAAAACTAATTGATTTTGCACACATCTTTCCTTTTTCAGAAACAGGTAAAGTAGATAGAAAAAGTCCTTTTTTAAATATTGGTGGATCTGGAGAAGCAATGTATCTTTCTCCTTCTGCGGTAAATCAAAACATTCAAAGAGGTTTAGAAGCTTCAATAAAAAATATTGCAACGGCGTTAAAAGCCAAACCTACGCAAGCATTACAAACAGAATTAAATAGATTAGAAAATTTGTTAAAAAAAGTAAAAGCTCTTAGTATTCTTACATTAGAAGGACAATCACCTAAAGCTTTTGGTTATAGTGTAAAAGGTGATAAATTTAAAATCCCTCGTTTTAAAGATGAAGAGTATGAAGAATTATTTGAATACCTTTTAGCTGCACAACCAGATGCAGAAGCTGCAAAGTTAATAAAATCACAAGGTTTATATAAATATCCTTATGCAACACAAAAATATAAACATCCATATTTAGGAGTGTTAGTTAAAGATGGCGGCTTGATAGATAGTGACTTAACTGATACAGTGCCACCAAAAAAAGGACCTATGTCAGAAGGATTACCATTGTTAGACCCACAAGAAAGTATTGATAGACAAAAATTTGCTATTGGTGGTATTGCTGGTGCAGCAAAACTATTTGGACAAATGAAAAACGTGCCGAAGGCCGTGGCCCGCGTTGGTGATATACTTAAACAAAAAGGAACACCAGGAAAAGCAACAGACGTTGCAATATCACAAGCACCTGAAGATAAACCTGCAATGTTTCTTTCTACTGTAGATGCAATAGAAGATATGCCGGAAACGAGTTTACCTGCAAAGCAATGGCTTGGAACAATAAAAAACAAACAAGGTGTTAGTGATGTAGAGTTAGATGAATTTGGTTTAGGACCACTATTAGAAAACATTGCAAAAACAGACGCTAAAAGAAAACTATCTAAAACAGAATTACTAGAACTGTACAACAAAGAGATGCCTAAAATTGATATGGATATTGCAATGGCAGAACCTGTACAACGTGGTGTAAAAGATTTAACTAATACTCTACTTAGAACTAGAGAATTAAGAGGCAATCGAGCTTACAGCGATGAACAACTAGATATATTTTCTGATAACCCTGCATTGTTAAACAGGCTTCATCAACCACCACAAGATGCTACAGGCATGAAAATAAGAAGATTATTAATTGATAGTATGCAAGGAGCACAAACCCAAGAAGGTGATAACATGATACCATTATTAAGAAAAAGTTATGGTGGTAGAAGTTTTGAATTATATACAGGTAATAAATTTAATGATATGTGGGGTAACACTTTTCCAAAATTATACCACGGCACAAATAAAATTGTAAAACAAGATCATTTTAATATTTTAAAAAATTTAGTGCCTGCAAGAGATGTTACAAAATTAGCACAAGCTAAAAACATACCAGAAGATCAAGCATTTAATGAATTATACCAAGCGTTAAATATATTTGATAGAGAAGTTATGACTGCAGATGTGCCAATTCCTTTTTGGACAAAAAAAATGTTATATAGAATGGGTGACATGGCTGATGGTAGAGGATTTTTTTACAAAAGTAAAAAGTCACCAGCTCATGATGGTGCACAATTTATACCTGGTGGGTCAGGATATGGTGAATTAAAATTCTATCATAACTTTGATACTGGTGCTGTAAGAGCTAGAGAGAAACCATATGCCTCTGGACACTTTTCTAACGAAGGTTTTGAAGGAAAAGGTGGTAATGCACCGTTTGGATGGGGTAGATTTAGTGAAAGAATTGACGAAAGTGGTCGAAAAATACTACTTATGGAAGAAGTACAGTCAGATTTACACCAAAATGTTGCACAAAAGGGCTATATTTACGCTCCAAGGCTTGATAAAGGTGATGTTTTGGCTGAAATGGGTGATTTTGCGTCACAATTAGACAAAAAAAGACAAACTTTAGAGTCAACAAGACTTAGAAAAGACAATATTCTTGCTTTACCACGTGCAGAACGTGAAGCACCAGAAAATGTAGCTGAATTAGCAAATATTGAGCGTGCAATGAAGAAATTAGTAGAAGATGTTAAAAAATTACAGAAAAAAGTGCAAGATCAAGCAAGAACTACAGGTTCTAGTGGTCAAATGCACCAAGAAGCACCATTTAAAAAGTCAGAAAACTATGCAAAAGTGTTTTTACAAGGACTAATGAAGATGGCAGATGATTCTGGTTACGATGGTATTGCGTTATCTACAGGTAAGATGAAAAAAGCACATGGTAACATACCTAAAGGTGGAGATAAATTTTATGATGAGATAGGAGTAAAAGCGATGAAAAGAATTGCTAAAAAAAGTGGATTTAAGTTTACAGACACAACAATAGTTGACGGAAATGGATTTACATGGGAAAAGATTCCATTAATTGAATTAAGAGACTTTAACACAGGTGTTAAGTATCCTGGAAGTTCTACCATACCAGTTTATAGTAAGGGTGGATTTGTCAAGCAAAATGTGGTAAGAGGATAAAATGGCTATAAAATCAAGAATGCCTTCTGCAGGATCTATTGAGAAGGCAATAGAAGAATTAAGTGGTGGATTAAATATAGAAGGTGGTCAAGGTGCAAATATACAAATGCCTGGCGCACAAAATCCTAACATTAACGAATTAGAAGATGGAAGTGTTGAAATAATAGAAGATGGTTCACAACAAATAGATCAACAAAACGTTCCCTTTGACGCAAACCTAGCAGACTACATAGAAGAAGATGAATTAAGAAAATTATCAGATGATTGTATTGGTGCGTATGAATCTGACAAAGATTCAAGAAAAGATTGGGAAGATACGTATGTAAAAGGATTAGACATGCTAGGGTTTAAATACGAAGATAGAACACAGCCTTTTGAAGGTGCTAGTGGTGTTATACATCCGTTATTAGCAGAATCAGTTACACAATTCCAAGCACAAGCATACAAAGAATTATTACCACCATCTGGACCTGTAAATACAGAAATAGTCGGTGAAATTACACCACCAGTAGAAGAACAAGCTAAACGTGTAAAAGATTACATGAACTACATGATTACACATGTCATGAAAGAATATGATCCAGATATGGATCAATTATTATTCTATTTACCATTGTCAGGATCTGCATTTAAGAAAACATATTATGATGGAACATTAATGCGACCTGTATCTAAGTTTGTATCTAGTGAAGATTGTGTTGTTAATTACAATGCTTCATCTTTAGAAGATGCAATTAGAATTACACACGTAACAAAAGTAGATGGAAACACTTTACGTAAACAACAAGTAAATGGTTTTTATAGAGACATACCAATTACAACTGGCAGTGTATCTACTAACAACGAAGTAACAGATAAGATAAATGAATTAGATGGTGTGTCAGACGAAACAGCAAGCGGAGAGGATACACATACATTATTAGAAATGCATGTTGATATGGACGTGCCAGGTTTTGAAGATGCAAACGGTATTAAGTTACCATATATAATTACAATTGATCAATTTAGTAATGAGGTTTTATCTATTCGAAGAAACTACAAAGAGCAAGATCAAGCTAAAAGAAGAATAGATTATTTCACTCATTACAAATTCCTCCCAGGACTAGGCTTTTATGGATTTGGCCTAATCCACATGTTAGGTGGATTGTCAAGAACTGCAACAAGTGTTTTGCGACAGTTAATTGATGCAGGTACTCTTGCCAATCTACCAGCAGGTTTTAAAGCACGTGGTATGCGTATACGTGATCACGATCAACCTTTACAACCAGGAGAATTTAGAGACGTAGATGTAACAGGACAATCTATAAAAGAATCTTTGTTACCATTACCATACAGAGAACCATCACAAACTTTATTTGCACTATTAGGTTTCTGTGTTGATGCTGGTAAATCATTTGCTGCAATTGCAGATATGAAAATGGGTGAAGGTAATGAACAAAACCCTGTTGGCACAACACTAGCATTATTGGAACGTGGCACAAAAGTCATGAGTGCAATTCACAAAAGATTACACTACGCACAAGCAACAGAATTTAATTTACTTGCTAGATGCATACAATTGTTTTTACCGCCAGAATATCCTTACGCAGTAAGAGGTGGTAACAGAATGATTAAAGCCACAGATTTTGATGATCGTGTAGACATACTACCTGTATCTAATCCAAATATATTTTCTATGTCACAACGTGTTATGTTGGCACAACAACAATTACAATTAGCAATTGCTAATCCTGCATTACATAATTTACGTGAAGCATATAGAAGAGTATACCAAGCATTAGATGTAGATAATATTGATGCATTGTTAAAACCAGATCCAGGTAACCCACCACCAAAAAGCCCTGCAATAGAAAACTCAGAAGCTATGCGTGGTATGCAACCAAAAGCTTTTCCACAACAAAATCACAAAGCACACGTGGAAGCACATGCAGAATTTATGTTTACTAGACCTGTGCAAATTAATCCACAATTGTACGCAATGATGGAAGCACATGTTTTACAACACATAGCAATTATGGCTGCAGAGCAGATAGAACAACAGATGATGCAAGAAACACAAAAATTTCAACAACAGATGCAAGCTATGCAACAACAAGCACAGCAAAATCCACAGATACAACAACAGATGCAAATGATGCAAAAGCAATATATGGATAAAAAAGAATCTGCAATTGCAACTCTTGAAGCACAGTTAATTAAACAGATGGCTGCAGAAGAACAACAAAGAAGTGGACTAGAAGAAAAAGATCCACTTGTTAAACTAAAACAACAAGAGATAGATTTAAAAGCTGCAGAGTTAATGCAAAAAGCACAACAGGCAGAAACAGATACAGTTATGAGAACTGCCGTTGAATCTGAAAAGCTTGACTTACAGAGAGAAAAGATGCAGAGTGATCAGGACATGGGAATCATGAAAGAATCTTTTGGCATGTTAAAAGAACAAGGTAAAGAAACTGCTGGAGAGATAAAAGAGAGTATGGCTGTTTTAAGAGAAGATAGTAGAAACAAAGCTAACGAAAGAATAGCTAACAATAGGAACAGGATAGATGTCAACAAAACTAGACAAAATAGCTAAAGTAATGCAAAAAGCAGAAGAATTTGCTATGAAAGAAATAAATGGCAATTCTGATGATCAATTATTAGTTGCAGCTGGATTGGCTGCTGTAACTAGAAATTTGTATATAAACGCTTTGGGTCCGGAAGAGGCACAAAAAGTCTTTGAAGTTATGCTTGAATCGTTTATAGTAGCCGACGAAATTATTGATGGGGTTTATACTCATCAAAAACCAACTATACATTAGGAGGTAAATATGAAGTTATTATCAGATCTTTGGGCACATCTCAAAGAATGGAGTGACTGGGGAATGAAAGACTGGATTAAGGCCGGTATCGTTGCCGTAGTCGTTATTCTTGTGCTTCAATCATTAATCTAGGGCTAGATTAAAAGAGGAAAAAAAATGGCGTCGTTAATAGATTTTTTAAGTAATCAAAAGTTAGAACCTGGTGGTTATAGGTTTAATCAAGGAACATCATCAACAGGACCATATCTATCAAAAGTAAATGATAGTAATCAATATTCTAACTACAGAAACAGATCTGTACCAAATTATTCTGGTTCAAGCAATGCTATGAATCAAACAGGCTCTGGAAGATCAAATCTTGACGCTCAAAGAGGATATTCTACACAAGGTATTGCTGGTATAGCATCTAACAGACAACCTGCTTTTGAGTTAGGGTTAGGTGCTGCACCAGATCAATATTCAATGATGGACGATGATGATATAAGAGCATCCTCTATTTCAAATGCAGTTCCTAGTAGTGGTTTTACTGATGAAGGTCTAGTTAGAAATATTGCAAACGACGCAACGACAATGGCTAGAGATTTAACGCCTAACGTTAATTTTAATTTTCCAGGTCTTGGCGGTGGGGTAATGAACCTTGTAAATAGCATTGCTCAAAATCAACAACAACATAAATTTATAAATGACCTTTTAGGTAGAGCATCACCTGCAAAGAATGAAGCTTTTTATGGAACCGCTCTTGCAAACATGCAAACACCTAACGTAATGAGTGACGCAACAACAATGGCATTAGGAGATACAAGTAAAGGAACAAGTTTAGGTCAAGCTACAAAATATTTTAAAATGGCAGGTTTAACTGACAATCAAATAGAAGATTTTTTTGACACTAATAACGACAAAGGTCGTTTTATGAATGAAAATTATTTAAGATCTATGTCTGAAGATAAAGATATGTTTGATACAGGTGTATCATTTATTAAAAACGCAAAAGCTACTGCTAACTTAGCAAGAAATTTAGAAGCTGCACAAAATCAAATGATGATGGAAGATGCAGTAGGTTCTGATAGACAACCAGCTTTTGAATTAGGTCTAGGTCAAGCACCAGACCAATATCCAATACAAGCTTCTGATAGACAACCAGCTTTTGAATTAGGTTTAGGTCAAGCACCAGATCAATATCCACTAATGGACGATCCTGCTCCTATTTTTCCTGGAGATGGTCTTTATCCTGACGAAAAATATCCAGCACCAGGATCTATAGCTAATGATCCAGACTATGCTCAAGTAATGGATATTATGCCAAACGAGCAAGAATACATTGATATTAACCCTAGTTTCTACAATGTAACTGGTAGACAAAATAGTGGCCCATTTGCAGGGTTATTTGGAAACAATTTAACAAGTCAATTAGTGTACGGAGACATGGATTCTAATGCACCTGGAGTAAACATGTTTGGTAGTGCAAACGATGCAGCATCATTTGTTACTGACGAATTAAATGAAGGTAATCCAAACAGTATAAGATCTAGAAGATTTTACGATAGACTACTACCTTACTCTATTTAAACATGGTTAATCCTCATCAAGATAATGGGGTTCCATACAGTAATCCTAATACAACTACAGTTCCAGGAACTACTTATGGTCCTGCAGGAATGGGCACACCCACTCCTTCAGTTGATACTACCAATACAGTAACAAATACACAAAACAATCAAGGTGGTTCAAATTTAGGTGTTTCTATACACACTGATCAACCATACACACCTCCAGTTGTTCAACAAACTTATGATTTAACAGATTTTTTCCAAGATTTAGCTACTACAGAACGTACAAATCCTAAATATGATAAAAGTTATGCATATGGAGATCACGGTGATGGATCAGGAATGCCGTTGGGTGGTAAATTTTATGCCCAAGATTCTAGTGGTAGACCAATTTATGATTCTACAGGTAATTTAGTATTAACTGGTACAGGTGGAATGTTATATGATCAACTACAAGATGCTGGTATTGCAGGATCTAACCAAAATATTTTAAGTGCTGATACTTTAAAATCTTTTGCTGATCAATTAACATTTGAAGATTTAACAGATGTTTATGATCAATATTATCGTAATTATACAGCACCAGGTGGAGAAGGTGGTTATACTAGATATGGATTTGGACCAGGTGAAAGAGATAGAAAGTTAGATCTTTTACGTTTTTTAAATAGAGGTGCACCAATAAGAGGTTTGTCAGAACAAGGATTTTTTGATAGTATGAAAGACGCATATTCAGAAGATTTAACTAAAGCATCTGATGAAGGAATATTTTCTGGAATATTAAAAGCAGGTGTATTTGATTCTGAAGCACTAAAAAGATTGATAAGAAGTTATGGATCTGGTGTAGCAAAACCACGCTATACAAATGTAGCAAGAGGTGGTATAATAAGTTTATTAGGAGCATAGTATGTGGCAGTTATTAGCAAAACCATTATTAGGGGTAGCCGTAGATGGAATTAAAGGTTTCGTAGAAACTAAGAAATTAAAAGGTGAGGTAAAGATAGCTCAAATACAAGCAGAGAAAAAAAGAAACGAAGATATTGCTGCTGGTAAAATTAAATGGGAAGCATCAGCTGTAGATCAAATGAAAGGATCGTGGAAAGACGAGCTAATTTTAATTTGCCTACTGGCGCCTGCAATTGCAGTTTTTGTGCCTGGTTGGACACCACATATAAAAGCTGGATTTGAGGCCTTGCATTCTTTACCAGATTACTATAAACATTTATTATATTTAGCTTGCTCAGTTTCTTTCGGTGTGAAAGCAGGACCTGCAGCAATGAACTTATTTAAAAAGGGGAAATAAATATGGCTCTAAAAGGTAAACAACATAAATTAGACAAAAATAAAAACGGTAAAATTGATGGTGAAGATTTTAAAATGATGAAAAAAGGTGGTAGAGTTGCCAAGAAAAAAGGTGGCAGAATCGCAAAGAAAGTTGGCGGTAGAGTCAAAAAAATGGGCGGCGGAATGATGAAAGAAAATCCGATGGCTAAACAAAGCATGTATAAAAGAGGAGGCAGAGTAAGATAATGGGTGAGAAAAAAGTACCTAAAGGTTATCACAGAACAAAAGATGGCAGAATTGCTAAAAAAGGTTTGTACTATTACATGAACAAAGCTAAAAAATCTGGTAAAAGTAAACCAGGTAAAGGTAGTGTAACAGACAAAGCATTAAAAGAATCTGCTAAAACTGCGAAAAAGCCTAAGAAAAAGAAAAAAGATTAATGCGAGATGAAACAGCGATCTATCTAATTCTTAAAAAGATTAGAGAGCGCAAAGAGGAGTTGAAAGAAGTCATCGCAGCTGGATTACCTAGTTGGGATGAATACAATAAAACCGTAGGTGAATTTAAAGCCTATGCAATAATGGAACAGGAGATTCAAGACCTGCAGAAAGACGAGGAAAATTATGACGGAGAAGGAACTACCCAAACGTAGATTTGCGTTAGAGGAAAAAGATTTGTCAGTGGAAGCTGATGAAAACAACAAGGTAGCAGAAGAAAAAGAAAACAAATTTCTTAAAAAAATACAAGAAGATGCTACAAAAGATATAGAGCATTTACCCACAGAAAAAGTATTAGAACGATTACCTAATCCAACAGGTTGGCGTATGCTAATTTTACCATACAAAGGACAAGGTAAAACAAAAGGTGGTGTAATATTAACAGATGAAACAATGCAAGAACGTGGTTACACAACGGTCACAGGTTTAGTTCTTAAACAAGGACCAGACTGTTATACAGATAAAGAAAGGTTTCCTAATGGACCTTGGTGCAAAGTAAACGATTGGGTTATATTTGGTCGTTATGCTGGATCTAGGTTTGGGATAGAAGGTGGTGAAGTGAGAATACTTAATGAGGACGAGATAATTGCTGTGGTAAAAGACCCAGAGGATATCTTGCAATTTAGATAAACAGGAGTAAAAAATGCCTGCAGAAGCGCAAACTAAGGTAGAGCCACAAGCAGAAGCAGAGGCCAAGATGGTAGATTTACCATCAGATGGACCATCTGTAGATGTAGAGCTTCCTACCAATAAACAAAAAACTATTAATCCTGAACCAGAAACATCAGAACAAGAAGTAGTTGTAGAAGAAAAAACTGACACAGCATCTGAAGAAGAGATGGGTGATTATGGTAAAAAAGTACAATCAAGGATTGATAAATTAACGAAAAGATTGAGAGAATCTGAAAGACGCGAACAAGCTGCAATACAATTTGCACAAGGTGTACAATCAGAATCTGAACAATTAAAACAAAAAACAACCAATTTAGATCGTGGTTATATTGCAGAATATGAACAACGTGTAAAAGCTGAAACAGAAGATACCAAAGCAAAATTAAAAACTGCTATGGATGCTGGTGATGCTGACGCTGTTATAGCTGCACAACAAGATCTAGCTAGATTAGCTGTGGAATCAGAAAGAGCTAAATTAACAATAGCTCAAAGGGAAAGAATGGCAAGAGCTGCTCAAAGCCCAGCTGCACAGCAATATCAACAGCAACAACAACAATTTGTGCAACAACCTGCACAACAACAACCAGCTCCACCCCCTGATCCGCAGGCTGAAGAATGGGCTGAACAAAATGAGTGGTTTGGCAAAGATGAGCCTATGACTTTGACAGCATTTTCTATACACCGTAATTTGGTTGACGAAGGTGTTGACCCATCGTCAAAATCATACTATAATGAATTAGATAAACGAATGAAGGATAATTTTCCTCATAAGTTTCAAGAGTCAACGCCATCGCAGACTGTAGCTTCTGTTAACAGAGGTTCTGCACCTGCAAAAGCGCGCAAAGGTACTGTGAGACTCACACCATCACAGGTAGCCATAGCAAAAAAACTAGGTGTGCCACTGCAAGAATATGCGAAATACGTGAAGGAGTAGGCATATGGATAAAAATACAAAAAATAAACTACCGTCACGCGAGTCTGAAAATAGGTCGAAGAGAGAGAGACCTAAGGTATGGACTCCACCGTCACAACTAGA